TATATACACCTAGTAGGAGGATTAGTATTATGCCTAATGTGAACGGGAAAATGTTTCCATACACTGCTAAAGGTATGGCCGCAGCTGCAGCCGCAGCTGCAAAGACAGACAGGCCATCATATAAACATGGTGGTGTAGTTAGCACCGAAGGTAGTAAGTATTCCAAGGGCCATAAACAGAAATCAATGACGAGGACTTAGATATGGCAGGCCGCAATTATTCAAATCAAGATGGTAGTATCTATGAGAAGCGTGGAAACATAACCTACACCTCTACACCCCTCGCAAAAGGTAAATCCGATTACCGAGCTAGACAGAAAGCACACGCGCTTAAAGCTGCCGCTAAGAAAGCTGCAATGCAGAAAGCCTATGAGGCCCGAGAGTAATGGCTGGTCTAAACTTCCTACGCGTGGTGGATAATCAAACTCTTGTAAAGCAAGAGGAAGAACAAGCTGCGCGTAAATCTATGGAAGAGCGCCAAGCTGAGCCGCTGATGGTAGGCCTCACTGCGTATATGCGCAATGCCTTTGATGCTGCCAAGCGATCTAAAGACCCCATCGAACGAGCAATGCTCAGAGCTTTACGGCAGCGTAATGGTGAGTACGAGCCTACGAAGATGGCAGCTATCCAGAGGCAGGGTGGCTCCGAAATATACATGATGATTACAGAGGTAAAGTGTAGAGCAGCCGAGAGTTGGCTTCGCGACATCCTTATGGATACAGGCACTCCACCGTGGGATATCAAGCCTACTCCAATACCAGATTTACCAGAAGCCCGTGATCAGGGCATCGACGCAATATTAGGGGTGCGAGTCGCTGAGATGGTTGGTTCCATTGGGCAAGCGCCCACACAGGCCGACATCACGCAGCTCAAAGAAGTCATAGCCCAAGAGCTACGTTTCCAAGTGTTACAAGATGCGCAGAACCGTACTGATGGTATGAAGAGTAAGATCGAAGACCAATTCGTAGAGGGTGGGTTCGCAGAAGCATTCAACGAGTTTATCACAGATTTAGTTACATTCCCAGCCGCTATCATCAAAGGTCCATGCATCCGTAGACAGCGTAAGTTGTCGTGGGATACTGATGCGGAGGGTAAGACCATTGCCGTGGCCGACGAGCAACTAGCTCCCGAGTTTGAACGTGTTGATCCTTTCCGCTTCTACCCTGAGCCGGGTATCTCCAAGGTTAAAGATGGGTACGTATTCGAGCATCACCCGCTCACAAGAATGTCGCTCTCTGATTTGATTGGCGTACCGGGTTATGATGAAGACGCGATACGTGAACTGCTCACGGTTGGTAACGGCCAGAGTTGGATCAATAGCGACATCAACCAAGAAAAAGATGAGCTTGAGCGCAAGCATAGCACTGAGCAACGGCCTACGGAGATATATGATGCCCTAGAGTTCTGGGGTAAAGTCAGCGGTAAGATGCTACTTGAGTGGGGGCTTACTGACGAAGAGGTTGAAGACCCTACAAAAGAGTACGACGCAAATGTCTGGATGGTCGGTAATTATGTTATTAAGGCTATCCTAAACTATGATCCTCTAGGGGAGAAACCTTATGCCGTTACGTCGTTCATTAGGAACCCCGGCGCATTTTGGGGCAAAGGTATACCGGAAATCATTGAAGATGTGCAAAGCGTTTGTAACGCAGCTGCGCGTTCGATGGTTAATAACATGGGTATCGCTTCTGGCCCTCAAGTTGAGGTTAACCTTGAGCGTATCCCCAGTAACGAGGACATTACACAGATGCACCCGTGGCGTATCTGGCAAGTCCTTAATGATCCTTTGGGGGGTTCTGCTCCTGCTGTGCGTTTCAATCAGCCTGATGATAACTCCGGTTCTCTCATGGCTGTCTACCAGCAATTTAGCAAGCTAGCTGACGATCACTCAGGTATTCCTTCGTATCTCTCCGGAGATCTAAACGTGCAGGGTGCGGGGCGTACAGCTTCTGGACTAAGTATGTTGATGGGTTCAGCTGGTAAGTCGATACGCCAAGTCGTTATGCACATTGACGCAGACATTATTAAACTCATCGTACACCGCTCATTTGTGTACAACATGAGGTACAGTGAAGATGAGAGTATTAAGGGTGATGCCCAGATTATACCCCGCGGAGCGATTAATTTGGCTGTTAAAGACACAGTCAACACTCGGCGTGTTGAGTTTCTGCAGGCCACCGCTAATGAGTTCGATATGGAAATCATCGGTAAAGATGGCCGGGCAGCTATATTGCGCGAAGTGGCTAAAGGGTTACAGATGCCTGAAGATGAAGTTGTGCCAACTAGAGAAAAAGTTGAGTTCAACAAACGCTCTGAAGGCGGCCAAGCCCAGATTGCCCCACCCGATGGTGGACGCACAGGCGAGCAACCTCAGACACTTGACCAAGCTGGCAACCCTGCGGGCGGCCAGAATGATGTTGCAAACCAGAACACTGGGAGGGCATTATGATACAGCCTGATCCCGATACTATTAAAGCGTTCGCCCATGTGGCGCAGAACGTACCCCGTGTGGAGAAGTTCTTATCGGAGCAATACTTGTCCGAGTTGGAACGTTTACCCATGACGGCATCAGATAAGCAGGGCATCGCTTCCGGGCGGTGTCAAGTTTTGAAGGAGATCACGGATCTCCTTGTCAATTCCAAGAAGGTGGCATAGTCCGGTGGGCAGCTACTTCATAACTCAACGCATACCGATAGGAGCGTAAGATGGCAGTACCAGAGCAAGTTCGTAAGCAGACTGAGGCAGTGCAGCAACTATACAAGGAACTCAACAATCCAGATGAAGTTACGTCGCCAGAAGGTGAAGTACCCCCTGTGGAAGCTGAGACCCCTGTGTTAAGCGAAGTAATTCCTGCGGACAGTGCTAATGAAAATGCACCCAGTTCAACCCCCACTGAGCCGGTGGTTGACGACCCCAATAGTGAAACATTTGAACAGAGATGGCGTACCGCACAAGGTATGTACAACGCCGACGTTCCACGTTTACAAGCGCAGAACACAGATTTGGGTAACCGTCTGCAACAGATGGAGCAGCTTATCAGCACCATGCAGGCAGCCCCCCAACCTAACCCTGAACCCACTCCGGCTCCAGTAAGTTCGCTTACCGCCGAAGAGGTGGATGAGTACGGCGAGTCTATCGACATTATGCGTAAAGTCAGTAGTGAGATCGGTGCTCAATATGAGCAGCGGTTAACTGAAATGCAGAATACGATCAATCAGTTACAGGGGACCGTTGTCCCCCGTGTTGAGCAGATCGCACAGCAGCAAGCGCAGAGTGCCGAGCAAGTCTTCTGGTCAGATTTAACATCCGTAGTCCCAGACTGGCGCACTATCAATGATAATCAGGACTTTCAGGCTTGGTTATTACAGACAGACAAGCTTTCGGGACTCACCCGCCAAACATATTTAGATGATGCTCAGCATAATCTGGATAGTGATCGGGTGGCAGGTTTCTTCACTTCTTGGACGCAGGAAACTGGTACACCCTTAGCTCAACCAAATCGGTCCGCTCCTAATTCGGAACTCGAACTTCAAATTGCCCCCGGTAAATCTCGCGGTAGCGGGACACCACAAGGCGAAGTATCTAAAACATACACCCGAGCTGACATCACGAAATTCTTCGAGAAGGTTCGGACGGGTAAGTTCGCAGGTAAGGAAAAAGAGCGGGACGCAATCGAGCGTGACATCTTTGCCGCACAGGCAGATGGGCGCATTGTATCAGCGTAGTAAATAAAGGAGCCTATTATGGCATACGCAACATCCCCCGGACATCCGGGTTATACCGGGAATTTCATTCCAGAAATCTGGAGCGGGAAACTCATTGAGAACTTCTACGATGCTACTATTTTAGCATCTATCGCAAACACCGACTATGAAGGTGAGATCAAAGCTCATGGTGATACGGTCAATATCCGTACGACCCCTGAACTAACAATCCGCGATTATGTTAAGGGACAAACTCTAAGCGTTGAGAACCCTGACAAGCCTAAGCTACAACTTCTTATCGACAAGGGTAAGTATTTTGCCTGTGTTGAGGATGATGTAGATCAAGTGCAATCAGACATTGCAATGATGGATTCATGGTCTAAGGACGCTTCTGAGCGTATGAAGATTGTGATCGACCAAGATGTTCTTGGTAACATTGCACCGGAC